TGCTATCGGTTTCCGCGCCGCTTACTGCAAACTGCCGTCTGTGACCTGATGACTGCGCGGTAGCGCAGTCACGTTCTCCTCGACCCCGCGAAGCGGGGTCGTTTATAAAATTGATTTTTTCTGCATCGGCGGATTTTGCCGTTTTTCGGTAAAATCCACCGAAAAGCAGATTTTCAAGCTGTTTTCTGTTATACTGACCCGCGTTCGGAAGGAGGTCTACCGCATGGAAGGAAAACAGGACGAACTTTTTACTGGTCCGACCCTGCAAAAAATCGAGGATATGATGGAATATGCGTATCCTGTACTCCAGCAGTTCCCAAAATCCGAAAAGTTTGCGATGGCAGCCGACATGAAACTCGTTATGGATGTGATGCTTGAAAAGGCTGTGGAAGCGCAGAAAAAATACTTCAAAAAGACCACGTTGCAGGAACTGGACGTTGCAAACACAAAATTGCAGCACTACCTGCGTGTGGCATTTCGACTGCGGTTTGTTTCTATGCACAAGTACGAGGTATGGAGCAAGCAGCTTGTCGAAATCGGAAAGTTGTTGGGGAGCTGGCTCAATACCGTCAAGGCCAACTCAAAAACATAGGGAACCAGCCGTCACGCGCTTTCTTTTCTGGTTGCAGCTGGAACAACCCCTCCAACGGCCTCGGCTCGTTCAACGGCAACAACCCGCGGTCCAACGTGGACGATGATATCGGTTTCCGCGCCGCTTTGCCTCCAAGCCAGATACTGCAAGCTCAAGGGCTTGCTCTCAGTGCAGAGGTGATAAAGGGGCTGGTTCCCTTGGTTGCATTTCGCGGCCTAAAAATATTAGCCTCGCAGTCTGCGTTCCGACGCTATAAGCGTACGGCGCACGCTGTTCGGCGACCTCAAGGAGTTGGATTTTTTGGAAAAGCACCGACACGTTTTCGAGCGTTTTGCAACGTTCGACAATTTGTATGACGGTTACCGTAAGGCAAGTAAAGACAGGCGTTATCAGGGATGTGTGCTTAGGTACACCGACCACCTTGAGGAAAATTTGATAAACTCGGTGAATCAGCTTCAATGGCATGAATATCATGTTGGCGAACTTCACCAATTTTATGAATACTACCCCAAGAAGCGCATCATCAGCAGCCTGCCGTTCTATGACCGAGTGATAAACTGCGGAGCCTATAATGTTCTGTGGCCTATCTATTTGAAGTCTATGTACGAGTACAGCTACGGAAGCATCGATGGACGAGGGCCTCTAAAGGCGGCTTTTGACATTCAGCAATGGATGCGAAACGCAGCAAGGATGAATGGAGATTGGAGGGTCGTCAAGCTTGACATTGCCAAATTCTTCTTTCGGATTCCTGTTGATGTTCAGCTGCGAGAACTTACTCGCCCGCTGGACGACCCAGATATGGTGTGGTTTCTCGAAACGGCCGTCCGGGCGGATGGTCGTCCGTTGGGGCTTCCTGTTGACTGCACCGACGTAACCACGGCTGAACGCATATCCGGTGTTGGGATGCAGTGTGGGTCAATCATAAGCCAGATGACTGGAAATGTTGTTCTCACGCCTCTGGATCACTACATCAAGCGCACAATGCACGTTCCGTACTATGCTCGGTTTATGGATGATATGCTTCTGCTGGTCGATGGAAAAAAGGCAGCTTGGGAGGCAGTGGAAGAGATTGACGGATATCTCCGTGAAAATCTCGGCTTGCAGCTCAACAATAAAACTGCCGTTATTCCTCTCGGCCATGCGGTCGAGTTCGTTGGCCGTAAGATTTCCCCTGAAAAAATCGAACTGCGGCGGCAGACCTCTCTCGGCATGAAGAAACACCTTCGGTATGTCCGAGAGGCCTACGCCCGCGGCGAGGTTCCCCTTGAGTACGCCCTGAGCGTGATTCAGAGCTATCTGGGTTTGATGAAGGGCTGCAACAACGATGCCCTGCGAAATCAGATTCTGGAGGATTACGTTCTGGTTCGCCACTCACAAGATATGCTGGATGCAGCAGAATAAAACCGATTGGCAGCTTCACCCGCCGGGGCGAGGCTGCCTTTTTTGTACAGGAGGACACAATGAGCATCCAAGAAATACTGACGGCGGGGGGCGGGACGATGATAGTCCTCCTCACGCTGGTCCAGATCGCCCCCATTAAACTGAACCCGTGGTCGGATATCATCAAGTGGATTGGGCACGCTCTGAACGCCGAAGTGCTGGAACAGCAGCAGAAAACCCAGAGGAAGTTGGAGGAGCATATCCAAGTTGATGATGAGCGCAATGCGAATCTTTTGCGTACTCAGATTCTGCGCTTCAATGACGAACTGATTGATGATAAGCACCACACAAGGGAGCATTTTATCGAGATTTTGGCCGTCATTGATGCCTATGAGGACTACTGCCGCAGCCACCCCGACTACAAAAACAACCGCTGCATCTGTGCCGTAGCGAATATCAAGCGGGTGTACAATGAGCGGCTTCAAAAGCACGACTTCTCTTGAAGGAGGTCTTCTACATGAGAGTCATTGTCTATCAGGCCAGCGACACATCCGCCCTGAGCAAGAACTTCACCCGCAAGGACTTCAAGTGCCCCTGCGGATGCAGCCGGCAGATGGTCGATTCGGAGCTGGTCGAAAAACTTCAGGCCATCCGGGATAAGCTGGGCAAGGCCATCAAGGTGACCAGCGGATACCGCTGCATCACGCACAATGCCAGCAAGACCGTTGGCGGAAGTCCGAATTCCAAGCACCGCTATGGTATGGCGGCAGACTGGCGCATGGTGGACCGCAGCATCAATCCTGTGGCCTTAGGCATCATCGCCGCCCAGTATTTCAAGGCGGTTGGCATCTACTGGTATGACGGCTGCGCTATCGTGCACACCGACACCCGCGATGCAAAGGCAACGTGGCTGTGCGATGCCCCGAAGCACTACCCCAGCACCACCTACCAGAAGTTCGTTTTGCCAACCATCCGCCGGGGATGCACCGGGGATGCAAACCATGCAGCCACGAAGATGCTCCAGCGGCTGCTGGGGCTGACCCCGGACGGCATTTTCGGCGAGGGCACAGAGAACGCTCTGCTGAAAGCACAGGAGGCGCATGGGCTGACTGTGGACGGCATCTGCGGCCCCGCCAGCTGGAAGGCCATTTCCGGGGCTTCCAAGTACCTGTGTCTGATATAACCAACACGACAAAACGGCGCAGGGGTGGCTCCCCGCGCCGCTGATACTTATAGGAGGCAATATCATGGAAGCTATGCTGAACTTCATCCCCGCGCCCATCGCCATCGCTCTGATGCTGCTGGGCTTCGTTGCTCTGGCGGTCGGCGGCATCCGGCTGGGCTACAAGGCCACCGTCAAGGATCTGGCTCTGGAACTGGTCGAAAAGGCCGAGCTGTCCATCATGGGCAGCGGTCAGGGTGCCAAAAAGAAGAAGCAGGTGTTCGCTGCTCTCCGCGCCAAGTGCCCGGCGGCTATCCGCTGGGCCATCACTGACGAGGTGCTGGATACTGTCATCGAACACGCCTTTGATGTTATGACCGCAGCACTGGGCAAAAAGTCTTGACTGCTGCATGAGTTCCGTGTAAAATAGAGGCACTTGAAAAGCTTCGGCTTTTGTAGAGAGTGGCCCGGCATGGTCCACTCTTGATTTTATATTTGGCTGCCTCGGTAGCGCGCAAAAATCCCCCTGCATTGACCTTCGGGCCAGTGTAGGGGGATTTTTTGTTTGTTAGAACTTCATCTGCGCAGCATCTTCAACGCTCACATCGTCAAAACACCGGGTCAGTTCATCAAGGACTTTGCGCTGCGTCTTCTCGCTCAAACCGGCGTTGCGCATCGCCATGACACAGTAGCCGATACAGGCTGCGTTTGACCACGGCCCATTCAGGGATAGGAGCAATTCTTCCATATCGATTACCTCCGAAGATCTCCGTTGTATACGCGAACCAGCACCCAGTCGCGCAAAGGTTTGATGTTGCCGCTCCAGTCCCGGAGGGCTTCGTCGGTGCCGCAGGCCTCGCAGATGTACACACCCTTGGCGTGGCGGCTCAGTGCCCCGTGGGTCAGTTTGTCCGGCATCCTCTCGCCACAGCGGGGGCACAGCGGCCAGCCCTGCTGCTGGTCATAGACCATCTTCTCAATAGCTTTTTCGTCCGTCATTCTTCACCCTCCAACAGTTTATGAAAATCGTAAGCGCGAACAGACGTCAATCCATGCAAGGGTATATCGCCGCGGTGTACGTATGCCTTGCATCCGAAAAAACTCTCTGCGTGATCATGACTTTCGACCACATCGCTGCGCCTTAAATCGACCTCGACAACGTAAATGACTGGCATCCCACGGAGAATAAGGAATTTGCAAGCATCCAGCGGCTTCCGGCAGAGGAAGACATCGCCCATGACACCCGCCTTTATGACACCATCCTTCCGAATGCTTTCTGCAGCTGTGCTTGTCGTTGCGTGATAGAACTTCATACTTTGCTGCACCTCATTTCATGTTCTGCCGTTCCCACATCAGCCAGCGGTTTACTTCCTCGCCGGGCATGGACTTCGGCTTGCTGGTTTCGATGTACTCCCGCTCTCCGAAGATCTCCAGCTGGTCGATGTCGTCAGGCGACTGGGTGATAATCTTTGCCGGCCAATCGCCCACGCCAGGGACTTCAATGCGGCGCAGATACAGGTTGCTGTCAAAGTACCAATCACTCTTGATGTATCGTTCTTCGGCATCGGTTAACTCGATGGCCTCAATGTACTTGCCGAGCGCACCGAAGACTTCCAGTCTGGTTGGTGCTTTGTCGAAGTCGGTCACATCAAAGAGTTTGATATAGGAGATTCGGCCGCGTTCAACGGCAAGCTCCTCGATGGTGCCGGAGTATTTGTAAAGTTTCATTGTCATATCCTCCAAATGCCCGTATAGCCAGATAGCGCAGCTTTTCGGTTTTTAGGCGGCGGTATTTTCACTCTCGGCCTCTGTCAAAAATGCAGAGGTGAGATGCAACCGGGCGGTCTTGAATTCCGGGCCTCTCATGCCCAGACGCTTGGTCAGCACCCGGAGCATGAGGTCGTGTTTCTGCTGCTGGGTGTACCCGGCAACGGATTTGAAGTGGAGATTGTCGTGGTCACAGTTGATAGCCCATGCGCTCATTGCCAAGCAGAACTGGACGTAGGCTTTGATGCGGCCGGCGTGAGTGGTTCCGTTGAACAGCCGGAACTCCACGGTGCCCTTTGTGAAGAATGCATGGAGGTTGATTCCGTGATACCGGGTGCTGTTGTAGTGGGAGGAATCCACGCCGCCATCGTATCCGTCATTCGCCACGCTGTACCAGATGCGCTCTGCATCGTTCCGGCTTGCTCGGCCATTCTTCTTCATTTCACGGAACAGGGTGGGGTTGATTTTGTGGCACCAGTGGTCTGCACGACTGCCAATCTGCAAGGCTTCATAGAACAGATCCTGCCGCCCGGTGGCGAAGTTCAGCAGCCGGCAGAGGCTTTCGGGCGTGTGGTTCGCACCGTCAACGTGGACGTGGATACCACAGGAGCTGTTCGCCATGGCACCCTTCTTGACCAGTGCCCGGATGACCTCTTGCAGGTCGGTGATGTCCTCATACTGGAGAATCGGGGTTACGACCTCGCAGCGGTAGGTATCGTCTGCCTCTACGATTGCGCCACCTCTGCGCCGCCGGGGAGTGATGGAACCGTCTCTCATGCACTTCCATACGCGACCTTTGCTATCCTTGGCCTCGTACGTCTGGTAGGTGCCACCTGCAAAGTGGATACCGCCGACACCGAAGTAGTTGGCGATGACGGAGGCGGCTGTTCCGCGGGAAACGCCCGTCATTTCAATCTCAACGCCGAAGTTCTGGCTCTGAATCGTGACCATCTTTGCGCCCTCCCCTTAGTGCAGCTGTGCAGCGTGCTTGTGGTAGGTGACGGTGTAGCGGCCACCGTGCTTGACGACCTTGATATCGTCCATCTTCACGCGCCGGACACCGAACTTCTCGTGGACGTACCTTTTGACCATCGGAGCGGCCTTTGTGGTCACATCCACCGCACTGTCATTGCTGCGGCGGCTCTTGTAGCGGTCAAACCGCTTCTCCTCGGCGGCGTTTGCTTCCTCCTCTGTGCCGTAGAATCCATCCTGTGCGCGGTTGTTCAGACGGTAGAACTTCTTGCTGCTGATGACCTCCAGACGCTCATTCCAGACGGTGCTCCAGCGGTCTTCCTGATTGGGCTTGATGTCGTCCTTGACCCGGCCAACAATCAGCTCCACACCCTCGGTGCCGAGGTAGTTGTTGAACGTGGTGAGCAGCACCCGGATGATCTCGGTGCCGTTGGTGAGGTCGATGTGAGCGACCTCGCCCTGGCTTCCGCCCATCGTTCCGGCGTTGATGTAGTAGCCCTGTGCCATGTAGCTGCTGGCTGCTGCGGTGAACTCGCGGTTAATGTCAATGAACTTCATGCTGAAAACCTCCGATTTACTCTTGACAAATCTTCAATAAAAAAATAAAATGGAGGTGCAAGGGGCTTGTGGATAACGGGCTTTTAGCGGTTAGCGGTTCAGGGTGCGATCCTGAGCCGCTTTTTTGTATGCTTCAAAGCGGGCTACCTGCTCGGCTCTGGTGAGCTTTGCAAATTCCTTGCTTGTCATGGAGCATCACCCCCTTTGGGTTGCTCCCTTGCACCTCGTAACCTCCTCTCTATGTCTATATTATACAACGAATTTCGTTGTATGTCAATAGCAAAACAACATTTTTCGTAAATATTTTTACGAAAAGCGTTGCATTTTTCGGATGAGTGTGATATAGTGAAGAAAAGGGAGGTGCTTACATGATTCGCATCAAGTTGAAAGCCGTACTTGCCGAAAAAGGTATCAAGCAAAAGGATTTGGTCGCCATGACCGGGATTCGCCAGCCCACTCTGTCGGGTATGAACAACAACTCCGTCAAGCATATTCCGTTGGACGTTCTGGACAAGCTGTGCACCGTTCTGGACTGCCAGCCTGCCGATCTGCTGGAATTCGTGCCGGACGATAACGAAAAAAGCCCGGACGCATAACGTGCATCCGGGCAGGAGATGGGGTTATTTCTTGCGAGACTTGCTCACGGTCTGGGGGATATGGCGCACCTCTTTAACCCTGCGCTCCGGGTTGGGTTCTCGCACAATGAGGTCATCGAGATTACAGTCTAATGCCTCACAGATGAGGTCGAGGTCGTCCAGATTCACACGCTCCGCAAAATCATGGTACAACTCGTTGATGGTCTGGCTGCGAATCCCCGTTACACGAGCGAGTTCGCTCTGTGTCATCCGCCGTTCGCCAAGGCGGGTAGACAGCAAAATCCTAATCATAGCCTTTGGTCTCCTTTGCCGATAATTTTAGCCGATATGTACTCGGCTTGTCTGCATTTTGGCGGAAAACCCTATATTCCGGCAAATTATTCCGAATTTCGGTAGATTCTACCAAGAAACGAAACGAAAAAAGACCCAAACCTCATTTCATGCGAGGTTTGGGTCTTTTTTGCTTACTTCCTGATTTTCGGCAGGGGACAAAATAAGACGAACACTGAACCAACCATTTTGATTGACACCGTGTTCGCCTCATTCTCTTTTGGTTG